TTAACAAAATTATTATTAAAAAATCTAAGAAAACAGGTTGAGAATTCTACAAGATTGCTTTAGAAGACGACTTATAGCAGCTGTATATAACAATATTCAACACAAGAGATATTGCAGGTTTGTCTGAAGGTGAATTCGTATTGATACCTGCATCTAAAAACAAATTTGGTTTTACAAAAAGTAAAAACTCTTCGATAAAAAAGTTGATATAATTTTACTATGTCGGAAAGATTTGTTATATTTATATTATATAAAAAAGGTTACGAAATATGGAAAAATTAAGTTATGACGTGGTTGAAAACCTGAGAATTGTAATGGGAACATTGCCTGAGGAACAGCCATTATTAAAAACAGAATTCAAATTATTACAAGATGAGGTTGAGGTCACATTAGAAGACCACATGTCAAATCCTTATAAGTCTATGTTTGTAACTAGTACTTCGACTTGGGGTGATAATGAGTTTGAGAGAAAATGGCCAATTACATCACCTGAAGGAAAGTTGGAAGTTGTAAAGGCAGTGCTAACTCATAATACTTTACCTCAAGCTAGAGAGATGGTACAGTTTATTTTTAGAGTGCGAGGTGTACCAAGATGGCTATTCGATTATCATACTCAAACACCGTTCACTAGCTTTATGAGTATAGGCTGTAGAGATAATAATAAATCAGACGTTGATATCGTTACATTAGATGAGTTGCCTGAAAAACATAAGAATGTAATGACAAGGCTAAAAGCTCTTTATGCAAAAGCTCTTGATACAGACCAAGCATCTTGGCAATCAGCAAGGTCTTTCTTACCTCAGAGCTATCAACACTCATATCACTTCGGCCAAAATTTATTATCACTTGTAAGTATGAGAGGTTTTAATGCCTCAGGCCAATTTGATAGTGTTGACAATAAAGAATGGGCAATGAGCGAATTATATAAAAAGGTTGTTGATGTTGTTGCTGAAAAATTTCCTTTGATAGGAGAATATCTAAAGGTAATACATAATGATACAGAAGAAATTTTGGAATATATTAAAAATATAAAATACGAAAATTTAAGCGAATCAGATAAAAAGTTGTTCACAGATGAATAAAGTTAAAATAAAAAAAGGTATAGAATGTTTGGATGTAGAAATACTTAGTTGGAATCCAGATTCTCAAATGATAACATATAAAATTACAGGAACACCTGTATGCCAATATGACCAGCATTCAAGAGCTAGAGTAGGTATAAAATTTAAGGATTATAAAGTTAGTGAAAAGCCTAACTATGTTGTATATACACAGGTTTGGGAAACAATGGAAAAAGACCCTTCATTCAAGAAAGAGGTCATTGATACTTTACAAGAACTTGAAGATTTGAGAAATGAAAGTGACGAGGCGTTTTCTCAAATAGAAATGTCATCACTCAACTTGATGTCAAGAGAATGTAGCTACGTTGTAGAACAAAATATAGGTTCATTACGAGGACAGATGGCAAGGCGACTACAATTTTGTGAAGAGGAATTTATTGTAGGTTTACACTGGCTGTTAAGACAAAAAATGATAGACGCAGGAATTGATTTGGCAAGTGGATTCAAGCCTATGTGTGACGTAACAAAGAAATGCGAATATGCAAAAGCGGATTATCTATCAAATGCATTTGGTTGTTTATTTGCAGGTTGTGGAAGATGGAAATCACATACAGAATTCGCTTCATTTAACCAGTCGTGTACTACACCAGAATTAGTAAAAGAACAAACAGGTGTTACCTGTACAAAATCAGAATACGAATTAGAATTATTAAAAGAGGAAAAATAATGTTTAGACCAATAGCTGATAAAGTTGTTATCAAAAAAATTGAAAATGAAGGCCAAACATCAGGTGGCGTAATTATTCCTGATACTACACAAGAAGGTTCAAGACATGCTGAGGTAATAGCAGTCGGGCCAGGTAGATGGTTAGATAATGGAAACCGTGCAGAGATGCAAGTGAAGGTTGGAGATAAAATAGTATATCCTAAAGTAGGAAACGTAGTAGAGGTCGAAGGTGAAGAATATTATATTGTAAGAGAAGTAGATATATTAACAATTTTGGAGAATAAATAATGGCAAAGAAATTAAATTTTGGTGCAGATGCTAGAGGCGAAATGCTAAAAGGTGTAGAACAATTAGCAAACGCTGTATCAGCAACACTAGGACCTAAAGGTCGAAACGTAGTATTTGAGCAATACGGTGAATATCAATCAACAAAAGATGGTGTAACAGTTGCAAAGCAGATAGAGTTAGAAAATGAACTTGAAAACGCAGGCGCACAAATTGTGAAAGACGTAGCTAATCAAGTTAACGAAGAGGCAGGTGATGGAACTACAACTGCAACTGTATTAGCACATTCTATGTTAAAAGAAGGTTATAAAAGAATTGCAAATGGCTCTCATAACATTGACTTGAAAAGAGGTATTGATAAAGCAGTGAATGAAATAACAATGCAAATTGTTAATCTTTCTAAGGATGTAAAAGACAATGACGAAATTATGCAAGTAGGTTCAATATCTGCAAATAATGATGAAAAGATTGGCCAGTTAATTGCCAATGCTATGGAAGAGGTAGGCACGCAAGGTGTAATTACAGTTGAAGATTCTAGAACTGCAGAAGATGTTTTGGAAATTGTAGAAGGAATGCAATTAAGTCAAGGTTATCTTTCACCTTATTTTATAAACAACCAACAAGAGATGCAGGTTGAAATGGAAAATCCTTTAATTCTTATTTATGAGTCTAGATTAAATAATCTAAAAAATCTTGTAAAATGTCTAGAATATTGTATTGCTCAGAATAGACCTTTGTTTATTATTGCAGAAGATATTGAAGGCGAGGCATTAGCAGGTATTATTGTTAATAACGCAAGAGGTACTTTACAATGTGCGTGTATTAAAGCTCCAGGTTTTGGTGATGACAAACAAATAATTATGGAAGACATTGCTGCATTAACAGGTGCAACTTTAGTATCGCCTAAAAAAGGTATGGCTATGGATAAATTCAATCCTGATTGGTTTGGTACAACAAGAACACTTACATGTGATAAGAAACACACAACTATTGTAGATGGTGCAGGTACTCAAGAAAGAATAAATGGTAGAATCGATGAAATAGAATCAGCTATTGAAAAATCAGATTCGAATTATGAAATAGAAAAAATGCAAGAAAGGCTAGGTAAACTTACAGGAGGTGTTGCTCTTATGAAGATTGGTGCTGAATCTGAAATCGAGTTGAAAGAAAAGAAAGATAGAGTAGAAGATGCTTTGGCTGCAACAAGAGCTGCAGTAGATGAAGGGATTGTAGCTGGTGGTGGTACTGCATTAAGAAGAATAGTTAGCAATATGTCAATTGACAATATTGATTTAGATAATGATGACCAGAAATATGGTGCTGAAATTGTATTAGAATCATGTAAAGCTCCGTTTGATAAGATAATGGAAAACGCAGGCCTAAATTCAGAAATTATATGGAACAAGGTTGCCGAAGGTGATGTTGATTCAGGCTTTGATGCTAGAAAAGAAGAGGTAGTAAACATGTTTGAAGCAGGAATTATAGACCCATCAAAAGTAACAAGAGTTGCATTAGAAAAAGCAGCGTCAGTTGCAGGCACGATGTTAATTACAGAGTGTTTAATTACAAATATTAAAGACGATAAGGACGAACCAGCAAATCCTATGTCAGGAATGATGGGGATGTAAGATGGGAAAAGAGATTAAAATGAACCAGAATAATATGAACCAGCAGCAGCAGATAAAGCTTAATCCTGATGATTTGGAAGATGTTGTTTGTGAAAAATGTGAATGTCAAACATTTGAACCAGTATTTTTATTTAAGAAATTATCAGCAGTACTTGCTCCAACGGGAAGAGACACGTTAGTACCAATGCAAACATATAAATGTACTGAGTGTGGTCACATGAATAAAGATTTTTTACCTAAAGAACAATAATGGCAAAAGACGATAACGTAAAACATCCTAAACATTATACAAAAGGTATAGAGATGTGGGATTATGCTTATTCTCAAGGATTGGATTTTTTTGAAGGAAACGTTATTAAATATGTCACAAGATGGAAGCATAAAAACGGCATCGAAGATTTGCTAAAGGCAAAGCAGTATCTAGATAGATTGATTGAGAATAATAAAAAATAATCGCTTAAAAATTTTTTTATCTCGGAAAAATTGCGTATATTAGTAGTATAATATGGAACTAAAAACACCTAAAGACTTAGCTATCAAAGCCCGAATGATGGGTAAAAAAACGATATCATATAGTCAATTAAATATGTACAAAGGATGTCCTCTTCAATGGAAGTTGGCATATCTTGATGGTATAAAGGAGTTCATACCAAATATGTTTTTAGTTTTTGGAACTGCTATGCACGAAGTACTACAAAAGTATTTAAGTGTAATGTATAATGAATCAATAGTAAATGCAGACAAGTTAGATTTACATAAAATGCTTTCTGATACTATGTCGTCTGAATATATCAACCGCGTTAAAGAATATAATGATACACATTTCAGTTGCAAAGAAGAAATGGCTGAGTTTTATACAGAAGGTGTAGAGATAATAAATTATTTTAAGCGGAAGCGAGGTGCATATTTTTCTAAAAAAAATACTGAACTTGTAGGTATAGAAATGCCAATATTGTGCGATGTAGAAGATAGTGACAAGCTAATGATAATGGGATTTGCAGATTTAGTTATAAAAGAAGGTGACAGATTAAAAATAATAGATATAAAAACGTCTATTTTTGGTTGGAGACCTAAAAAGAAAAAACAAGAAGGTGACCAGTTAAGATTATATAAAAGATATTTTTCGAAACAATATGGTGTCGATGAAAACTTAATAGATGTAGAGTATTTTATTGTAAAAAGAAAGTTATATGAAAATTTAGATTTTCCACAAAGGCGAATTCAAGTATATTCACCAGCTTCAGGTAAACCTTCAATGAATAAAACAACTAAATTGTTATCTGAATTTATTGGAAATGCTTTTACTCCTGATGGAAAGAAAAATAAAGAAGGAAATTATCCAGCATATAAAACAGGCTGCACTTATTGTCCTTTCAAAAAACGACATGATTTATGCAATCCTAAAGATAGAGTCATGCCATGCGTATAGGAGTAATAGGAAGCAGAGAATATCAGAATTTTAGAAAAATAAAAGATACGATATTTTTATTAACAAAGAAATTTGAAAATTTGACAATAGTATCAGGAGGTTGTAGAGACGGTGCAGACAAATTTGCAAAAAAATATGCAATTGAACTTGGCTGTAGTTATTTGGAGTTCAATCCTGCACATACACCTAAAAACTTATATTCTGCATTGCATGAAAACTACTATGGAAAAATTTATCAACCTAAGAATTTTTTTCATAGAAATAAAATGCTTGCTAATTATGTAGATTGTTTAATAGCGTTTATACCAAAAGATGGAAAATCAAGCGGTAGTGAACACACAATAAAAGAAGCTAAAAAAATGAATAAAAAAGTCGTAATTATTTCATAAAAAAAATATATAAGTATATATTTATATATTGTATGGAGAATAAGTTATGGCAAAACAAAAACTAACATCTGTTAAGGTTAACGAGGAATCTTGGAATAATTTCAAGAAAATGTCGATAGATGAAAAAATTACATTTAGGCAATTGGTTGATATATCAATTGGCGAGTTTATTAACAACAAGAATTTTAGAAACACAATAAAAGAAAAGGTTATAGAAAATGGCAAAAAAGAAAATACTATTACTATCAGATGATTTAAGAATTCATTCTGGTGTCGGAACAATGTCGAAATCTTTTGTATTAGGTACAGTCAAACAATATGACTGGGTACAAATGGCAGGTGCAATCAAGCACCCTGAAAAAGGTAAAATTGCAGATTTGTCTGAAGATACAAATAAGGTATTAGGAATTGATGATTCTTATGTAAAACTTTATCCTGTAGACGGATATGGAAATCAGGCTATATTACGAGAAGTTATGGCAATCGAAAAACCTGATGGAATTATGCATTTTACTGACCCAAGATTTTGGGATTGGTTATATGCAATGGAGCATGAGATTAGACAAGATATTCCTATTATGTATTATAACATATGGGACGACCTTCCATTTCCACATTGGAACGAAACTGCATATGAATCTTGTGACGGCTTGATGGCTATTTCAAAGCAGACATACAATATCAATAAGCATGTTTGCCAAAGAAAACCTAGAGTAGAGGGAAAAGACTTATTTTATGTACAGCATGGTATCAATGAAAATATATTTTACCCGATATTAGGAGAAGATGCTGAATTTCAAAAATTTAAGAATGAAGTACTACAAGGGAAAACTTACGACTTTGTAGCGTTTTTTAATAGTAGAAATATAAGGCGTAAAGGTACCTCTGATTTGCTATCTGCATTTGGAAAATTCAATAGAGAGATGACAGAAGAGCAGGCATCAAAAACAGCAATCGTATTACATACAGACCCAGTCGATAATAATGGTACTGATTTACCTGCATTGATAGAAAAGCTATATCCTAAAATGAATGTTATATTTAGTACGCAAAAACTGGCACCAGCACAAATGAATTGGTTGTATAATATTGCAGATGTAGTTTGTAATCCTTCTTCCGCTGAAGGCTTTGGATTAAGCCACATGGAAGCTTTGATGGCTGCAAGGCCTACAATTACAACTGTTGTTGGAGGTTTACAAGACCAATTAGGATTTAAGGTTGACGGTAGAGAAATGACAGTAAAAGATTTTACAGCAGAAGTACCAAGTAATTCAACAGGTGAAATATCAAAAGAGCATGGTGAATGGACATATGTATTGTGGCCAAATCAAAGCTTACAAGGCTCACCTCCAACTCCATATATTTACGATTCAAGACCTGAAATAAATGATATTGCATCAGGATTAAAATATTGGTACGGACAATCAAAAATGGAAAGAACTAGAAAAGGAATTCTAGGAAGGAATTGGGCTATAGAAAACAAATTCACAGAAGACGGAATGAATGAGGCTATGGGCAATGCAATTCAAACTACGCTTGATAATTTCAAGCCTAAAGCAAATTATGAACTTATAGATTTAGACGCAACAAACAAAGTCTATCCAACAGGAGTATTAAGATGATAAAACCAAGATTAGTTATAAGCTGTCCA